TTTCTTAAGGGTTGGAAAGATGGTTTAATTTCTGGTGAGGAGATATATTATATAGGTATAGTTAATGGCGAACCTTTCTTAGAAAGAGTAAATCCATTATATTGTGACTATGATAGGGATCCAGAATTGGAATTTATACATGATTCATCTTGGTTTAAGAGAGAGTTTAAAATGGATGCGTCTACTGCTTATGATAGGTGGTTTGACAAATTAGATGAGGATGATCTTGATAAAATATTAAAGCTAACAGAAGGTGGATCAGCTGCTGGTTCTCCTATGAGTAAAAGTAAAGACCCACAAAGTAGGGGTATCATATTTACTGAAAAGTTACCATCACATGAGACTGATACTGAAATAAGAGATGAAATAACAGTGTATCATGTAGTATGGACTTCTTATAAAAAAGTGGGGTTCTTAACTATTACTGATGAAGAAGGATTAGAGGAAGTGCTTCCTGTAGATGAAGATTATGATGTTCAACCTAATGATAGGATTGAATGGGAATGGGTATCAGAGATATGGGAAGGATATAGGATAGGTAAAGATATTTATGTAGGTGTTCAACCTATAGAATATCAACATCAATCAATAGAATCATTATATGAAAATAAAATTCCTTATACAGGTGTAATATATAGTAATACTAATTCTAGGGGTAAATCATTAGTAGAAATAATGAAACCTCTTCAGTATATGTATACTGTACTTTGGTATAGATTAGATTTGATGATCGCTAGAGATAAAGGTAAAGCGATTGTTGTAGATATAACACAAATACCAAAAACATATGGTTTTACTGTAGAAAAATTTATGCATTATCTTGGTGCTTTAGGGGTAATGTTTGTAAACCCATATGAAGAAGGATGGGATGTTCCAGGTAGAGAAGGTGGTAAACCATCAAACTTTAATCAATTTGCTTCACAAGACTTATCAATGGGTAATGTCATAGCAGACTATATTAATCTTATGATTAAGATAGAAGATATGGTAGGTGAGATATCTGGTGTGTCTAAAGCAAGACAAGGTCAAATACATCATTCAGAATTAGTAGGTAATGTTGAGAGACAGGTATTACAATCTTCACATATTACTGAACCTTTATTCTGGAAACATAATCAAGCAAAAAGGGTTGTGTTAAATTCATTAATAGATGTTGCAAAATATGCTTATTCTGTTAATAATAAAAAGAAGATAAACTTTATATTACCAGATACTTCTCGTGCTTTCATAGATATTACAAATGAATTTTTATATTCAGATCTTGATGTATTTGTAACAGATTCTAGTAAAGAAACTGCAGATCTTGAAAAACTGAGGACACTTATGGGTCCTGCTATGCAAGCTGGTGCATCATTGTATGAAGCTGCTGAAATTGTTACTAGTGATAATATTTCATTTATTAAGAATAAACTTAAGGAAATAGATGAAAGACGTCAGCAAATGGAACAGCAAGCTCAACAGCAGCAGGTTGAAGCGCAACAACAACAAACAGAAGCTCAAATGCAGATAGCTCAACAAGAAGCTGCTTTAAAACAAGAAGAACTCAGGATTAAAGAGGAAGACTCAATTCGTAAAGCAGAAACACAGTTAGCAATTGCAATGCTTGGTCAAGAAGATGAAGAACCTGAAGTAGAAGATAATTCTATGGAAAGAATGAAAATGGAACTACAGAAAGATAAGCAAAGAGCAGATGAGAGAATAAAAGAAAGGCAACTTGAGGAAGACAAGCGTAAGAATAGAGTTGCTGAACAACAAAAAGAAAAAGAGATTGCTATTAAAAGAAAAGTAGCAAATAAACCTAGAACCAGTACTAATAAATAATTATAATTATGGCTGATGATAAAGATAAGGGTGTATTTGATGGATTTGATTTCCTTGCGAGTATGCTTGTTAGAGACGACAACAATCCAGGTAAACCAGTAAAAGATGTTAATGATAATATCTTAGATATTGATCCTGATGAGTTAGAGAAGAAGATTAAAGATAAAGGTCAGAAGAAAGACACTACTAAAAAAGTAGATGATGATGTAGATGATGTAGACGATGATCAGGATGATAATGATGATAATAAAACAGATGATGATAAAGATGAGAACGATGAATTTGAAAAAGACATCAGTTCATTCTTTGCAGCAGAGTTAGCTAAAAAAACAGGTATCGAATTAGATGAAGAAACTAAGATCGAGAGTGTTGATGATGTAATGTCATTGTTATCTACTATTATAGATGATAATTCTAAACCTAGTTATTCTTCTGAAGAAGTAGAAAGATTTGATGAATTTGTTAAACAAGGTGGTGATTTGAGGGAATTTTATGATCAGATATATTCTGGTAGAATAAATACAGAATATATTGATATTAAAAAAGAATCAGATCAGAAAGCTGTTATAAAACAACATTTATTAAATCAAGGATATAATGAAGCCAAAATATCTAGGGCTATATCTAGATATGAAGAATCTGGTGTTCTTGAAGAAGAAGCTGAAGATGCACTTGAATTAGTTAAGGAATTCGATAAAAAGAATGCTGAAAGGCTATTAAAAGAGCAAGAAGAAGTTTTTAAAGAACAACAAAGAATGAAACAAGAGTTCTTACGTGACGTAAACTCGACAATGAAGGACATGACAGAATTGGCAGGAGTACAAATATCAGATAAAGACAAAAAAGAACTCTTCAGTTATATTTTTGCTACTGATAGAAATGGTATGACAAGTTTTCAAAGAGATATTCAGAAAGACGTTAATACCCTTATTGAAGTGGCGTTTTTTACAAAAAACAAAGACAAAGTCATTAATAAGACAAAGAAGAAAGCAACTTCTGATGCCTATAAGACATTACAGGAAAAAATAAAGATGAATAAAGGCAAACTAGGAAAAAGTGGTGGCCAAATAAACGATGACAATTCCGATAAAGGTTCTTTAGGCGATCTTGGAAAAGGTTTTATTTTTTAATTAATTTAAATTTAAGTAAATAGATTATGGACAACACAATGTTAAACAACCTAACGCTTTATCGTACAAAGTACTTTTCGGGGTTAGTTGATAGCAGGATGTTGGCGAATGCATTAGCAACAGAGCCTCATAAAGTATCACCAGTTATATCATATATATTTGGTGCTTATGATAGAGGTAACGTTCTTGACTATCTTACGAATGGTATTGGTAGGACAATGACAGTCGAATCCAATAGTTATCGTTGGGATGTCATGATAGAACATGACCGTGCCATCGAGATTAAAGGTGCTAAATGGAATGGTGCTAGCATTCAGTCAACCGATGTTCCAGGTATTGCTAAATCAACTATTCAGTTATGGCTGGATGATCGTTGGTTTGGACCTGGTGCAATATTAGCCTTTGACGACAAAGAATTTATGGTACGTGTCGTTGGGGAACCTTATCAGGATGGTTCGCAGTTTGTTTATACGGTTGTCACAGCTGATGGTAAAGATGAATCGTTTATTCCGCCTTCACTGCTCACTAGAGGTAAAAAAGTTAGTAGAATGGGTAGTGCTTACGGTGAATACAGCGAAGAAGCTGATATCGTCAACTACTCGACACCGTTTAAAATGGAGAACTATCTTACTACTTGTAGATTATCGTATGACATAACTGGTGATGCTTTTGCATCTGTGATGGTTATTGAAATACGTGATCCTAAGAGCAACAAAACAACTAACTACTGGTCAACATATCAGGAGTGGGTTGCTATGCGTCAGTGGTATGAAAGGTTAGATAGAATGATGGTTTATCAGAAATCAAGTGTAGACGCTAACGGTCAGGTTGGTTTATTTGACACAAATGGTCGCCCAATATATATTGGTGCTGGTCTTCTTGAGCAGATAGCTCCTTCTAATATTCGTTACTATACTACTTTAACTCTTGATTTAATAGATTCACTCTTATCAGATCTGTCGTACAACGTATTAGGTAAAGGTGAACGTAAGTTCCTTGCTCTTGCTGGTGAAATGGCTATGCGTGAGTGGCATAGGGTTCTCAAAGATGAAGCTTCTGGTTATTACTTAGTTGACACTAAATTTGTTAGTGGAACTGGTCAGGAGTTAGCACTTGGTGGACAGTTCATTACATATCGTGGTCTGAATGGTATTGAAATTACTTTCAAACATCTCCCGATATTTGATGATCCTATTCATAACAGGAAACTACATCCTATTACTGGCAAACCGCTTGAGTCTTACCGTGTAATGATTCTCTGGAATGGTTACTTAGATGGTGAGCCCAATATTCAGAAAGTAATTCGTAAAGGACGTGAAATGGTTATGTGGCATACCGCTGGTGCTGTAGCTCCAGGTGCAGGTTTTGCAACATCAATCAGTACGCTTCGTTCGAATGCAAAAGACGGATATTCGGTACACTTCTTATCAGAACAGGGTATCATGGTTAAAGATCCTACAGCTTGTGCACAGTTAATTTGCGATGCTGAATAAAAAAACTGGGTGTGATGTTGGGGGGTGAGTAACCCCCCTAAACACTCGATTATGTTAAACCGTTTTAAAACGAGATATATATGTTAGTAATATTAAGACCCATTAAGCAAAGAACATGGACGAATATTAGGAAGTATAGACACTGTTATGATTACTTAACAAGGTACTATACAAGATCTGGTAATATTTATACTGGATTAACTAGAAATGATGAAAAGAGATTAGGTGATTCTCTTGGTTTAGATCTATCAAATGGATCAGATTTTTGGAAGACTTTTTATGTAAGAGTAGGTTCTTCAGATGTGTTTCTTGATACAAATGACCCTATGGATGAATTAAGGTATTTATTTCTTAAAAACCATAAATTGGTAAAGACTTCTACTTTTGAAAATAAAGCTACTGCACAGTATCTTTTAATTAATCAGGAAGAAGAAGCTAAGAAAGAAAACTTATTTAATAAAGTTAAAACAGATGCAATTGTTGAGTTTAAGAAATTATCTTTAACAGACATGCGTAAATGTTTAAGGTTATTTGGTCAAAGTTCAAATAATGTAGGCAGCGAATTAATTGAAAATAGACTGTTTACTATTATACAGGAAAACCCACAAATGTTTTTAGATAAATGGGTTAATAATGCAAGTAGAGAAACAACTGTATTAATTGAAGAAGCTATCTCCAAAAATATTATACGTAGGAATAAAAACGTATATAAATATGGTAGTGATATAATTGCTAATAGTTTAGAAGAGTGTATTGACTTTTTAAAGAATCCAAAGAATCAGGATATTAAACTTGCAATTATAGATGGTATTGAGGCAAAAGATTATATTGAACCTCTACCAGAATTATCAGAACCAGATGAACCACAAAAGAAAACAGTAAAAACACTTAAAACCAAAGATGGTGAAGAAGGTGTTGATATAAGTAAATTTAATGATTTTTTTGCAGAATAATGACAATTAGCGAAATGCATACGGCTTTTAAGTTGGAGTTGGATAAGATAGATTCTCTCCAATATCCTGCTTTTACAGCCAATGAAATAGATTATCTATTAAACTCTGCAATCAAAAAATTTGTAAAAACTAGGTATAGTGGTACTAATGTTAAGAATCAATCTGTTGAAGAAACACAAAAAAGGATTGATGATTTAAAAACATTAGTCAGAGAAGCTACTGTATCATGTAGTGCAGGCACTATAAAACCAAATAGTTATGTATTAACTAGTGGGTTTAATGATGCTGTATTTGCTTCAGCCAAATATTGGTTGTCGCTTGGTGAAGAAGTTAATATTGTTATAACAAGTAGTAGTGTACAAAAGAGACAAGGGGTTACTCCAATAACATCTGATACATACAGATTTCATATTGATAGTCCTTTTTCAGAGCATATTCTACATTATGATTGTGCTAAGCCTCTTCGCCTGTTCTATAATAATACTATAGAATTTATAACAGATGGTAACTATTCTATAAATTCTGCGTATATAAGGTATATCAAGGAGCCTATACCAGTAAATGCAACGGCAGTTACAGGTATAACTTCAGGTAATATTTTACCAGGTAGGAGATATTTAGCTGCTACTTCTGGCAGTATTACTTACAATAGTGTATCATATGCAGTAGGTACTACTTTTATAGGGGTTGAAGGTGTAACAACTTTTACTCCTGTAGGTGGAGGTACTGTTAACTTTGTTGCTACAGACTGTGAATTATCTGATCATACTCATGATGAAATCGTTATGTTGGCTGTTCAGATAGCTTTAGAGAATGTAGAACAACCAAGATATCAGTCATATACCAATGAAGTGATTACCAGAGAATAATGTTTAATTATTAAAATTAATTTATTATGTTAGAAAGAACAAGTAAGTTATTAATCGGGAAGGATATTAACCGGGATGCTCAGGTAGTAGCAGGTGCTGTAATCACCACTACCATTGCTAGTACTGGTCTTGCCGATGGTGAAATCGTTGTTCTTGACAAAACTTTTAAGGTGTTAGCAGAAGGTGCATCCTATGCTGATTCCGATATAATTTATATTTGTCAAGGAACAGGCGACACGTATACCTACGTAACTGAAAGTGGTTCTACTGTAACTGGTGTAAGGAAACTTTTATTTTCAGATCCTATTGATGGTGGGTTAATAAAGAATTATACCGGTAGAGCTTACAGTGCTCCATCACAGCAGTCAACCGCAGTCAGTATAAATGGTAAAACTCCAGCAGCTGGTACAGAGTATGTTTTACATATCGTATATAACGATATAAATGAACATCCTGGTCAGTTTACACACACATATAGGGTAGTAGCTTCAGGTACTGACCTTGATGTTCTTGGTGCTGCTTTTGTTACGAAAATCTCAAGACATAGTGGTGCTAGAATAACTGCGTCATATGATACTGGTACAGATATTATTACTTTAACTGGTAAGGCTATACCTTCATGTACAACTAGTTTAAAAGATATAGATAAATTCACAATGGTTGAGTTTGTTGCTAATCTTAACTATATTGATACTGATGGTATATATCAGTCATTTGAGACATCAGTAACTGATACTCCTGCTAGTTATGGTAGTGGTTCATGGTATGAAGTTCGTGATATTGAGAAACTCTATTCTTCAGATAGAGGTCCAAGAAATAGGACTTTATTCCCAGTAATTGCTCCTGATTTTAGGGTAGTAGTTGGTGCTACTTACCATATAATTAATATTGAGCATGAGAGAGCATATGTATCTCCTGACAATCAGTATGTTAAATATGCACCTCTTACAACTACTCTTGCATTTGTAGTTCCAAGTTCGGGTACGCAATTAACATCTGTACTTGCACAGTTGAATTCATGGATGGCCTCTACTCCGAAAGCTTTACAGCATATTACATTTTAATTAAAGATATAGGAGATATATATTATGGCAAATGAATTTAAAACATTTAGGACTACGAAAGTTAGATTTACTCTTACTAATACTGGTGATACAATTTACAGTCAGGAATTAATTCCTGCTGGTGCTATTATCACTGGTTTAAGGGTAAATGCTCCAACTGCTATTACTATAACTGGTGCTCAAGCGTCAGTTGTTCTCAGGGTAGGTACAGTTGCTATTGTTGCTACTACAGCTGTATCCGCTATTGTTGCTGCAACTGGTGCACCTAGAATTCTTACACTTGCTACGACAGGTGGAATTCAAGTTCCCGTTGCTGGTGTAGTAAATTTTGTTGAGTCAGCTAGTTCAAACTCAGCTGCTACAGCATCATATGATTATTATATTGATTACTTAGTATAATTAATGTATAAGTAAAGACATAGGGGGTGCGGGTTGTTACCCTATCCCCCTTTTTCTTTTTAATTAAATAAATATGGAACCAAGGATAATAGGAGAAAGTACCGTTGGTGTAAACAACGAGGACCTTGAGAAAGCGATAGAAAGAGTTGAGAGATCTAAAATGTATAGAGATTTATCAACAATCATAATCTGTCCAACTAGGGGAATGTTCCCGACAAGAGTAGTCCAATCGTGGATGAAACTGTTAAGACCAATGAATCAGTTAGTAGCAGGACCAATCTTTGCAGAAGGCATAGAAGTTGGTGAAGCTTATAATAAACTTATAGAATATATACTTAAAAATGATTTTCTAAATAAATTTAAGTATGTACTTACCATAGAAGAAGATAATATGCCACCAGCAGATGGTTTAATCAAGCTATATGAAAGTATAGATGAGTATGATGCAGTAGGTGGTTTATATTGGGGAAAAGGTGATAATGGGTTTCCAATGATATTTGGGGATCCAGAAAAAGGTATATATGACTCAACCCCACAAAAACCAATACCAGGTAAAGTTCAGAGATGCTGTGCATTAGGTATGGGGTTTACTTTGTTTAAACTTGATATGTTTAAAAACATAGAAGGTGAATTATTTAAAACAAAACAGAGTAGCGATCCATTAGAAGGAGAATATAATATGACACAAGATTTCTTTTTCTTTAGAAAAGCAGCAGAACATGGTTATAAATTTGCCTGTGACAATAGAGTATTAGTAGGTCATTATGACAGTAAACAAGATAAAGTATGGTAAAAGTAGATTTAGCTTGCGGTGATCGCAAAAAAAGTGAAGACTATATCGGTGTTGATATAGCAAAGACAGAGGCAGTAGATATAATTCATGATTTGAATATATTTCCTTGGCCTTTTGAAGATAATAGTGTGGATGAAGTTTTTTGTTCACATTATATTGAGCATATTCCACATAAGGATGCTTATAGTGAAATAAAAAGTGTACTTAATAAATGTACATCTTTTGAAGAGTTTAAAAGAGCTTTTTTAGATAAAGGTCCAGAAAAAGATGGACTTATAAAATTCTTTGATGAATTATATAGAATATTAAAACCAGGTGGCAAAGCAGAATTGATAGCACCTTATTATACATCTGTTAGATCATTTGGTGATCCTACCCATGAAAGATTTATATCTGATTGGACACCATTATATATCAATAAACAATGGCGTGAACAAAATAAATTAAGTCATTATGGCATAGAAAGTAATTTTGATACTAATTATTACTTTCATGTTGATAGTGAGATAGCATTAAAATCTAAAGAAGTACAGGAAGAAGCATTTAAACATAATTGGAATATTGTTAATGATATAGTATTAAAATTAATAAAAGTATAAATAAATGGTTTTATCTCTTAGTTTTTCTGTAGAAGAACGCAACGATAATAAAATAATAACAGTTACTGATAGCACTGGGGTGTATGACGCTCTAACCAACACAGGTGGTTGGGGTGCACCTAACCCAGAGGTAACAGATATAGATGGTAGCAACCATACATTAGAGATGATTATTACCATTACTACATCAGATAATGTTGAAGTAGAATATGATCCAATAGATTTATTCACTGAATTTGGTCCATTTACAACTACTGCTGATTTAGTATTTGAATTAGATTGTTCTATGTTATTAATAGGTACAGAAGCATTAGGCACTACAGATACAGAATTTCCAGATGGAATATATGAAGTAGTATATATTTATGATAGAGGGTTAGGTAGTGAAGTAAGTACTACAGTTAATTTATTAATAGAAGGGCAATCTAGAAATAGTGTATATAACTTACTTAGGGAAGTTCCTACTATTTATAATTGTTCAGATTGTAGAAGTAGGGTAATTTTAGATACATTGTTATCAAAAGCTTTTTTAGATGCTATTAGAGCTAGTGCATATGTTGCACAAGAAGAGAACTTACTTAAAGATTTAGCTGTTTTAGAAAGACTTGTTATAGATGGCAGTAATTATAATTGGTAATAATACTAGTATAATAACGAATCCTTCTTATTATCAACCTAGTGTAGACCCTAGTGTAGTTACACTAGGTAATGTTATTTCTACTAATAGTTCTCCATATCCTTTAATCTCTTTTAATAATAACCCTATTATATTAGCAGGTTCAACATCTGGAGGAGTAGGCGGAGTTTCTGTTCATAGTGATTTACAAGGGTTATCCGCTAACGACCATCCACAATACTTACTTTCATCTTTAGCTTCTACTATCACAGCATCTGGTGGTGTAACTGTGCACAGTGGTTTAGCA